CCGTTTCGGGTATTCTACTACTAAAAATAGCCGGAGAGGACAACGGCAACCGCATACCGCTTCCCGACCAAGAACCACAGATTAAAGAGTACATCCTCCGCATCAAATACGCCGGTGTTAAAACACGCCTCATTAACGAAGTCGGCGACGAGTTCAACTGTACCGTGGACATCTGGTACGACCCGCTGCTCCAAGCCAACGCCGTAAAAACCGACTGCGAAGCTGCCATGAAAGCCTACCTCCAAAACCTACCCTTCAACGGCGAGTTTTCCATTATGGCTCTCACCGACACCCTCCAAGCCGTCAAGGGCGTTAAGATTGTACAGGTGCGTAACGACCTCCCAAACGGCACTGGCTGTTACGCCGTCGATGCCCTTGGCAACAACTACTCGATAGCCGACAAAGCCACGCCCTACGCCGGTTACTTCAACCCCGGAACACTCACCATCAACATGATACCCTATTAGCCATGCACCAGAGAGTATACCAAACCGACTTTGTTCCAATGGCAGTAACGCTGCTGCCCACACCGCTCCGCAAGTCCAAATTGGTGGCGGTGCTTTCCGTGTTGGCTATGGTGTTCAACCTCCTGCGCGACACACTCAACGCCTACCGCCAAGAAACTTTCATACAGCTGAAATACAACGCACAAGTGTGCCGGTTGGAATACTGCCTCAACCACATTTTCAACGGCGACCAGTCCGGCATAACAGTCACCGACAGCCAGGCGGAATTGGCAGAACCGTTCTACCTCTACCGCCGCGACCCTCGTCCCAATTCCATTCTTATGCCCGTCCTCCTTAACGACCGCGAAAACCCCCACATCATGCTCAACCTCCGCGCCCACAACGCCGAAGAACGCGTGGACTTCACCGTCTACGTGCCATCTAACATCAGCCTCGGCGAAGAGGAACTGGCGCGTTTCCGCTCCGTTGTCAACAACGCCAAAACACCGGGTAAGAAATGGAGATTGATTCATTAATGCATAATTCATAATTCATAATTAACAAAGCCATGAAAGAAACAATATTAGGTAACTACCTTAATTTCCCACGCTTCCCGCTCGACTGCGAAAGCATAGCGTACCTGCAAGCCAACACACAACTACTATCAGTAATAGCGCGGCTCTCGGGTTGCGACAAACTGATACTCTCAGGCTGCGACATCACCAGTGGCAGCACCCGCGCCGAAGGCTACGTGTACATCCGCACAGGCAACGACCTTGTGGGCGAAGTGGTGTACTTCAAAGGCGGAACGGGCACACGTTGCAAGATTGTACCCACCAATTTTGACGTAACCGCCAACGGCGAAACATTTAGAAACGCATACACCAAACGCGTATTAGAATCGAGCAGCAGCCCGAGCGATATGGCATGGGGTGATTTTACAAAATTGTCGGATATTAGCAATGCGGCGTTGAAGACGGCGGTGGACGGCAAGTCGAGCACTGGACACAACCACGACGACCGCTATTACACCGAAACCGAGATTGACTCAAAATTAAATGGCAAATCAAACGTCGGACACACCCACAACTATGCAACAACCGAGCACAGACACGGTATTGACGATGTGCAGGGGCTAAGGTCTACATTGAACGGCAAAGCAAGCACCAACCACACCCACGACTATGCAGCAACCGGACACAGTCATGGTATTGACGATGTGCAGGGGTTAAGGTCTCAGTTGGACGGCAAGGAAAACACCGGGCACAACCACGACGGACGTTATTACACCGAAAGCGAGATAGACACCAAACTAAATGGCAAATCGAACACCGGGCACAACCACGACGAACGTTATTACACCGAAAGCGAGATAGACACCAAACTAAATGGCAAATCGAACACCGGGCACAACCACGACACCGCATATTCTCCCATTGATCACGACCACGACACCCGCTACTACACAGAAACCGAAATCGACAATAAACTTGCCGTAACGATCGACACACACAAGGCTCATTTGGAGTTCTACAAACAGGGCAGAGTGGTATACGTTAGAATCAGCGCCTATACCGCTCCGAAGGGTTTTTACGAAAACAGCTCCAGCATCTTCGAAGTAATACCGTCCGAGTTTCGCCCTATTGCCAACTATCACGGTGTAGGAATGGTATATTTTGGTTCCGACGCACTTAATCAGCCTAACAGCAGCAACCTTGTGCCTTTCCGAATTACAACTGGTGGATCACTTTCAACAATGTGCTACCAAAACAATGCTACATTCGAAGGCTCAGCCTGCTACATATCCGCATCATAACTACACACTTTAATATAAAAATCTAAAACCCACAAAAACATGGCAACAACAAGACAGACCCTTAAACAGTACTTCCGTCAGTACGCCACACCCACCGAGGCGCAGTTCGCCGCGCTCATCGACTCATTCGTCCACAAAGACGAGGACAGTATCACCCAGTCAAAAATCGACGGACTTACTGCGGCACTTAACGGCAAAGTTTCGACACAAGACCTCGGCACAGCAGTAGCCACAGCCGTGACAGAGGCACTGCAAAACGGCAACATCGAAATCACCCCCGCAGCGCACCAACACGCCATTGCCGATGTGGAAGACTTGCAGGCATTCGTAACCAAAGTAAACAACTTTTTGGAATCGGCAGACGTAAGCGACGAAACCATCAACCGCTGGGTAGAAATTGAAACCTTCCTTACCGGCATCACCGACCAAGAGACCCTCGCCGGTCTTTTGCTCAACCTCAAAAACGAAATCCTTGCCCAAATTCCCGAACCGCAAACCGGCAACTACCTCAAACAAATCTCCGACCTCGACGCATACACCGATGCACAAGAAGGCGAGATTGTGCAGTATGTGGGTACAAGCACGGACGATTACACGAGAGGATTTTGCTATGAGAAAACAATTCAAAAAAGAATCGGAGATTTAATGGCTCTACCAACTCGTCAATACGAGCAATTGTATAGTTTTATAATTGATGGAGATGAATACAGAGAAGTATCCCCTCCTTACGGTGATGAGTTAGATTTCCCAGGTTTGATATGTTGGAATTCTGATTATACAACTTTGGAAGGTAATGTCGCAAAGTTATTGAATGGTATTGAGTGCACTAATTTAGCATCATTACCCTTTGCAATTGATCAACAAGGAGCAAAAAATTACAATATTGAAGTAACAAAGACACCGGGCTATAATGACCTAACCATAAGGGTTAATGGAGACAACCTTAATACTACCACTGGTGCTGCCACTGTAATCAACACAAATACAGGCCAAGTATATCTTAGTAGTTTTAAAAATGAGGAATCATCAGCTATTATTCTAATTCCAATACGAATGGATGGAACAGTCGATTGCGAAGATGCTATTATTAAGCAAATAACAGGAACACCAACATTTTTATTTGGAAGACCAAAAGGTTCTTTTTCGCCCAAAGTATTAGATTTAATAGAAGACACTGTTTGGCAACCCATTGCCACCTCACCCGTAGTTTCCTAACTAACCCCTATCACCCACTAATTTCAAACGGCGTTAAAACAGCGTTACAACGCCGTTTGATTTTTATAATGGTTATGAGGAGCAATCGGAGGAATCCCATGGGGTAACGGCATAATCAGACCAGTGTGATTGTGATTTTGGCTTATTTCCACGAGTGCCAATATATGTAAGAAGGCACATCGACGTGCCAAGTAGCATTAGAGAACACCCAAAAGCATCAAAATTGCAATAGTAGAGCGCCCCCCCTACAATCATTAGCACAACCGAAATTATATAAAGTTTACGTTTCATATTAATTAGTTTTTTATGTCAGACCACATTACAGAATGGCAGTTTGTTGTTAAAGACGAGGCGACCCAGCCACTCGGCAAAATATCAGGTGCGGCATCGCAGTTAGACCGTATATTTAGCGGAATAACTTCCGCACTTAGTGGTATTACCTCCGTACTTACTGATATAAACGAAAAAATGGGCTCGGTTGTTACAAACGGTTCAAAAAGTTTTCAGCAACTGAGCGAAATTAGTTCGCATACGTCGGATGGTATGAATGCGGCTTTTGCAAGTATGCGACGCTTGGATGATGTATTAAAAAACACCGGGGACATTGCCCGCAACACTGGCAAACAGTTAGAACAAAACGTCGATAAAAAACTAACCGAAACAGGTAAGAACAACGGACCAGAAAAGGCAAAGAAAAAAGTAAGAGAACTTGGTGATGAAGCCAAACAGTCGGGTGGAAAAATCAAAACAAACCTTTTAGATAATCTTGCCAAGTTTGGACAAGTAGCCTTTGGTTTAAAATCAGCGATTCAGGGTGTAGGTGCCGCAATCGCACCCATATTTGAGGAGGGTATGGCACGGCAGACCGCCACCGTCAACTTCACCACCTTGTTAAGAACCGATGGCGACACCAAGGAAACCGCAGCAAAAAAAGGCAAAGAATTTGCCGACGCGCTTCGTACTTCCACCGCCGCCGCGCTTTATGGTACGTCAACTGTCAACGATGCCGCAAAAAACATGCTCTCATTTGGGTTGTCCGGCAGCAAAACCCAAACCGTGCTTAAACAGATCGGCGACATCGCAGCCGGTGACGCTCAAAAATTCGGCTCTTTGTCGCTCGCCTTTGCTCAAATCAGCAGTGCGGGCAAACTCGGCGGTCAAGACCTTATGCAGTTAATCAATGCCGGGTTTAACCCCCTCGCCGAAATGTCGAAAAAGACAGGCAAAAGCATCGGCGAACTTAAAGAGGAGATGTCAAAAGGCACAATCACCGCCAAAATGGTGGAGGAGGCTTTTGCATCAGCCACAGCCGAAGGCGGACAGTTTCACGGCATGCTCGACGACATCAAAAACAATACCCTTCAAGGTCAGTTGGCAACTCTACAAGGCGCATTCGATGACATCAAGGCAAAAGTTTTTGAACTGATACTGCCATTTGCTCAGAAACTCATCCCTATCATTCAAGAAAAACTACCGCCCATTATTGATGCACTTATACCCAAATTAGAAGCGTTAACGCCAGTTTTTGAAGGTGTAATTTGGGTAATATCCCAACTATTTGACTATATAACCAACAACATCGACGAACTATCAACCTTAGCCGTCGCCATCGGCATTGTTGCCGGAGCAATTGCGTTGTGTACATCGCCGATTACAGGTATTATTATTCTCATTGGGGCTTTAATTGCCATACTCGTGCAAGTTATAAAGTATTGGGACGAGTGGGGAAAATATGTAATTTTCATCTGTCCACCGTTGGTACTTGTGATGAATCTTGTAATGAGCATTAAACGTCATTGGGATAGCATTGTGGACGGTTTTAAAAACGGTGGTATACTTGAAGGGTTGAAACGTATTGGATTAACCTTGTTGGATGCGGTATTGTCCCCTATACAAAATCTTTTGGAGATGATTGCCAAAATACCGGGCATCGACTTTGTCTTGCCGGTAGACTTTGCCTTAAATGGGGTTCAAAAACTCCGCGACAAGATTAACGAAGCATTGCCCGATCCTGAAAAGACCGAAGGCGAAAAGGAAGGAGAGATTGGACCGAATGAAACACAAGAAGAGTTAGAAAGCACCGTTAAAGGTGGCGGCGCAGGTGGCAAAGGTGGTCTCGGCAAAACCACCAAAGACAAAACCGAATCCGTAGCCTCCGGCGGCACCCGAAACACCCAAATCACCATCAACCTCGACAATATGGTAGAAACCGTCAACTTCAACGGCGGCGTAGAAGAAAACGCACAGCGCACCACCGACACATTTGTGGAATGTCTACTCCGTGCACTCTACTCCGCCCAAACCGCAGTGTAATTCATAATTCATAATTATCATGATTGGAATACAATTAGACGACACAACCCACGACCTCAAAATAAGAGAACGCGGCATTGCTGTGGGCGAAACCACCGAGCAAAACCAGTATTTGATACTTGCCACCCATCGTGGCGAGTGGAAACAATACCCTTCGCTCGGTGTAGGCATCGGCGACTACACCAACGACAACGACACCGATTTTCTCCGTCATTCGATATTAGAAAACTTTCGCATGGATGGCCTCGCCGTCAGCAGCATAAAGTTTGCCCACAGCGGCATAGAAATAACAGCAGACTATAAACAATAAAGCCATGTCAACAATAACCATTAATCCCTACACCCCTGCATGGGGTTACAACCCGGCAACAATGGCACAGGCGGGAATGTTGCGGCTGTTAAGGTCGCACAACATACCCGTAGACATTCCATACGACAATAAGATAGTGCCGGTATCGCTACAACTGCCAGAAATAGGCGAAAGTTCGCGTTTTACCTTGCCGTTAGATCCTTTGGTTTCGGTAAGTGGCAAAAACAACATTGTCTGCCGCAACATTGCTTGCAACGATGGCAGCATACACGGCACTGTAAAAGAGAAATGGAATAGAGACGATTGGGACATCACCATTGCGGGGCTAATGATAGCCGACCAATACCGTTCGCTCAACGACAACATCCAACTGTTGCGCACCTACATTGAGTACAACAAAGCAATTGAGATTGTCTGTGAATACCTAAACGTTGGTTATGAAATACTCTATGTAGTAATTGAATCCTTCGATTTTCCATTTACCAAAGGCGAAGATTACCAAACCTACACCCTCAAATGCAAATCCGACGATTCTAACATTAATCTCTTAATATAATGTATAAAATTGATTGGAAAATAACCATCGACGGTCGCGACCTCCGCATATTAGACAGCGTAGAAATAACTCGCGACACTGAGAACCTCACCGATAGTGCGGTAATAAAACTGCCATCGTGGGTCTACAACCGCTATATAAAAGACGTTGACACCATCAAGCGCGACCAAACTGTGAGCATTTCGCTCGGTTACGATGGCGACCTTCACCAAGAGTTCTCCGGCTATATCCGCAGTGTGGAACGTGATCCTTCGGGGCTTGTAATCAACTGCCAAGACGAGATCTACAAGTTTAACCAAACAAAGATGGAAGACAAGCCTTACGAAAAGCCGACGGTAAAAGACCTTTTAAACGATGTTATAAAGGCGGTACAACCAGACTTAAAACTCAACTGCAAATACGACTTTGCTTACGACAAGTTCACAATAAAGAATGCCACAGCGTTGGACGTGCTAAAAACCATTCAAGACGAGTGCCACTGTATGATGTACATTAAAGATGGCGTATTCAACGTAACACCGCCCTACATCACGCCCGAAAGCACCAAAATAGTGCGTTACGACACATCCAAAAACGTTATGGCAGATGGTTATTCACTTAAATATAAGGATAAAGAAGACAGAAAACTAAAAGTAACAGCAAAAGGGAAAGACAAAACCGGCAAAGAACTCACAGCCGAACGTGGCGAAGGTGGCGGCGACACCGAAACCTTCGACTATAAAGGCATTGCCACACAAGAGATGCTTGATTCCATAGCCGACAATATGTACGCCGCAAAAAGTTTCAGCGGCTACGAAGGCGGCTTTCAAGCGTGGTACTTGCCGTTGGTAAGCAAAGGCGACACGGCGGACATCTCCGACCCGAACGACCCAGACCGCAACGGCAAATACTTTATAAAGTCGGTTGTAACCACGTGCAGCAGTGGTGGTATAACGCGGAAAATCACCCTCGGAAAGAAACTTTCTTAACGCTGGCTCCTGCGCGATTGGTTGTACTTGTCGCCGGGTTTGAGTTTCACAGGGTTTCGTTCAAGTTCTTTTTTGGTATAAAAGACAAGGGTTTTGGCATACTCAATACATCTGCGGTCGTAATCCTCGCGTTCTTTGTCGGTCATATTGGCGCGGACATCGGTATGTTTGACGAAATGATATGAATCTTGGTAGCCTCCGTACTTAAACTCGCGTTCCATATACGCGGTGCTGTCGGGGGTGTAATAGAGCCAATAAAACTCAGATGGTTTGCTCTGAGCCATTCCAAGACAAGGCAGAGCCAATAACGATAATAATAAAAACTTTTTCATAATGGGCAAACATTCAGAAATTAAACAATTGATACGTTCAATAGCCTCCACTGGCGGCGGCGCAACGCTTTTTGAAGCCACCGTGGTTGAAAGCAAAGATACGGAATGTACCATTAAATACCAAGGTTTGGAGCACAAAAACGTGCGCCTTGTATGCGGATTTTCACAAAGTTTAACAACCGTCATCGTAAAACCCGCTGTCAATAGCACCGTCCTCGTCGCCGACCTCTCCTCCGGCAAAATGCGCGACCTCGTGGTGCTGATGGTTGAAAAGGCTGAAACCGTAACAATCAACGGAGGCAACGAAACCATAACAATCAACGGCGGCGAATTAGGCGGCTTGATCAATATCGCAGCACTAACCGACAAGTTGAATGCCTTGGTTAACACTTTTAACACACATGTTCACTCTGTATCAGAGAATGCTACCTTAACCACTACTCAACAGGCACAGACATTCAAAAAATCCGATTACGAAGACACCAAAATAAAACACTAATCACCATGGACATAACACGCACCGAACGCTACAAGCAATGGCAGGCAGAGATGAAACACTTTCAGAACATCTGCGCCAAACATTCCATAACAGAAACCAAAGCCGCACAGCAACGCCGCATAACCCGTGCAAAACACGATTACGCCTATTTTGTGCGCACATATTTTCCCGAAATAGCCCGTTGCAAATGCGGCAAGTTCCAAACTGATGCCGCAGAATATATCCTCGCCAACCCAAACGCCCGAGCCGTATTCGAGTGGGCACGCGGACACGCCAAAAGTACTCACATGGGCGTACTCGTACCACTTTGGCTCAAAATCCAAGACAAACGGCAGTTCTACACCATGGTTGTTGTCTCCAAATCAGAAGATGCCGCCGACCGTCTCCTTGCCGACCTTCAACAGCAACTCGCCTACAACGAACTCTACATCCACGACTTTGGCACACAGATGAAAAGCGGCAACTGGAGCGAAGGTGAGTTCCTCACCACCGACGACTGTTATTTTGTGTCACTTGGACGTGGACAATCGCCGCGCGGTCTCAAAAACAACTCCCACCGTCCCGATTACATTGTTATCGACGACATCGACGACGATGCCATGTGCCGTAACCCTCAACGTGTGTCCGAAGCCACCGAATGGGTGCTCTCTGCGTTGTTCGGCACAATGGAAGCCGGACGCGGTCGCTTTATAATGGTAGGCAACCTTATTAACAAAACCTCCGTGCTTGCAAAAGTAATGGAACGACCCGGCGTGTTCCACACACAAGTCAACATCTTGGACCCCGACGGGCAGCCCACGTGGAAAGAAAACTACAAACTTTCTGAAATTCGCGAAATGCGTTCAATGATGGGCGAACGCAACTTTGAAAAGGAGTATATGAACAATCCTCTTGTTGAAGGTGCTATCTTTGAACAACGGCACATCAAATATGCACCAGCCTTGCCGCTCCGCCAATACCGCAAACTTGTCTGCTATACCGACCCGAGTTTCAAATCATCCGCCACCGCCGACTATAAAGCCACAGTTCTTGCCGGTCTCACCGCCGATGGACACTATCATATATTAAAGGTGTACGCCGCGCAAACCTCAGTTTCTGCCATGATAGAATGGCACTACGACCTTATTAAATGGATTGCAGGACGCGCACCTGTGCAGTTCTATATGGAAAGCAACTTTATGCAAGACCTTATCCTTGACGAGTTTCGCAAAGCCGGAGACCTCGCCGGGCTTCACATCCCCATACTTGGCGACCCTCGCAAAAAGCCCGATAAGTTTGCCCGTATCGAAACCCTTCAACCGCTTTTTGAACGTGGACTCATCACCATAAGCGACACCGAGCGCACCACCGAAGGTGTTAGAATACTTATAGAACAACTCTTAATGTTCCAGCACGGTTCACACTCACACGACGATGCCCCCGACGCTCTTGAATCCTGCATCTGGATGCTCTCCCGTTCTCATCGCCGCACCTCCTCCCGCTACCTCCGTCTCCCCCGCGCCAACAGGAAATGGTAAAACGATGATTAATTGAGTTGAAATAGGAGATTAATTGGACGGCGGAGAATACGTAC